GGTTGATGCCGGGAATACCTGCGGGCGCATACTCCGGCGTGTTCGGGTCTGCCGTTGATACGACCCAGTTGTAAGTGTTCAGCACCTTGTTGTTTGCGCCAGCAGCGGCAGCGCCAAAACCGCCGCCAGTGGAGCCAGCAAGCGAAACAGCGTAAGCCGCAGGCAGCGTTTCAACACCCAGCCAAAAATCAGCGCCGTTCACGTAGCCGTGATACGCAATGACCTTTGTCCCAGTGAGCAAAGCGTTCAGCGCGGTTTCAACAGCGGCGACGTTGGCGTAAGTGCCAGCGGGCAGGTTTACGTCTGACTTCGTGCCGTCTGAATACGTGACCTCAATTTGAATCGGTGCGGCAGTGGTTGCCGAAAACGTATCAAGTCCGTGGTTCTTGAAGTTGAACCAGACCAGCACGTTTGCTGCATTAGGCTGCGGCGCTGCGGTGTTTGGCTCAGCCACTTTGTCGCCAGCGACCGGCGCGGTAAACCCGCTGTCCGTTTGCGTAGCCAAATTCGGCGCATTGGTCGCCGGTTTGTAGATGCCCTGATACAGAGAGCCGGCGGCGATTGCCTGCTCCATTGATTTGCGATTGACCGCATCATTTAGGCCGACTGCGCCGGAGCGTGGATCGCCCAGATTAGTCATCAGGAAGTTAGCCATGTTGAGGGCGCCGTCGCCAATGATGGTTGACGTGCGGGCAAGACCACCACCACCACCGCCACCACCACCACCGCCCTTGCCGGCCAGCTTCACCCAGCTTTCTGGAACCATACCGACGCTGTTGGCATCACTCTTGATGCAAAGATACAGAGAGGCATTGAAAGTTACGGTATCGCCCTGCGCATAATCAGCGCCGACCTTGAAAATTCCGGCATACCGTTTAATCGGCGTGTCGATAGGCTCCGACAGCGCCTGAAATTGCTGATCCAGATAAGTCAGTTGCTTACGGACTTCGCCCATCTCGACGAAGTCGGCCTCAAGGACGGCGCCATCATCAAGCGCAACAACCATCTTGGTGCCAATGAATTCAAGGTGGACAAACTTCGGCGCATTGCGGCCATCTTTGCCGTGCAATCCGTCTTTGCCATCCTTACCATCGCGGCCGCGCTGGCAGAACATGTGACCCTTGCCGTTTTGCCAAAGGAAGCATGAGCCGTTGTCAATGTAGAGGTCGCCGTCCTGATAAGCAAAATCAGCTTTCTTCAGACCAGTCCAGCGAAAGCCGGCTGATCCCAAACGCTTCCAAGTCTCGGAGCGCCCCGGCACATCATTGGTGTCATCCTGCGCTTCAAAGATTTGCCCGATGTTCGCCTGAACCAACTCGCCCTTGCGGTAAATCCGCTGCTCCCAAAGCTTGACATTGATACCGATGCCGTCCTTACCGTCAGCGCCTGAGTCGCCCTTTTCGCCTGAAGGCCCTTGCGGAAGCTCAAGGAAAACCAGCTGATCATTGTCCAGTTCGATCTCGATCTTGCTGCCGTCCTGCGTGACGGCCTTAATGCCAATGCCGTCAGCGCCGTTTTTACCATCGGCGCCGTCACGGCCATCTTTGCCGTTTAAGCCGTCTTTGCCATCCTTGCCGCGCAACCCAGCAACAAAGCTCTCATCGGCCTTGACGACCTCAGCAACAGCGGATACGTCAGCGTCCTTGCCATCAACTCCATCGCGGCCGTCTTTTCCATCCTTGCCGTGCTGGAGCTCAATGCTTTGGAGCTTGCCTTCAAGCTCTACAATTTTCTCGACGACCGGCTCAAGCGTTTGAACAATCGCTTTTTCAAGGCTCATGCTGCTTTCCTTTTGGAATCAAATAACGAAACGACCAGCGCCTTCGTAATATCGACGTCGATATTTTTGGCCGGTTCATCGTCTACTTTGGGCGGCGGCTCCTGAGCCGGTGGCGGTGCCGGGACCGGCGGGGGTGTGGTTTTTGCCTTTAGCTCAGCAGCCGCCAATTCTCCGAGCATTTCCAGACTGGTCATCTGGCGCTGCATATACAATTGATCAGAGCCGGGCATTGTGGGAAGCCCCTCTTTCGACCTGACTTCCGCAGGCGACATGATGCCGCCCTGCACGGCCTTGGTGTAGCCCTCAATGCGGCCAGCAAAGTCCACCCGCAGCAACGGCGCCGGATCAAGCTGGATGTGCTCATTAGCAGGCAGGTCAAAAGCCCTGTCCAGCGTGCGCTCTACGTTTTCCAGAACGGAGCCAAGGCCAACAGACAGCCAAGATGACACCAGAGCCTCAGTGCCGCCCATCGGGCCGCTATGCTCAGCCAACAGTGCCATCGGAACGCCAAACACTCGCGCCACATCAACCGCGGAAAGCTTTTGCTGCTCAATCAACTGGCTGTCGGCCTGAGTGATGTTGACCGGCTGGAACTTCAGGCCATTGGACAGAATTGGCATGCCGCCGCTGTTCCACGCCTTTGATTGCTCATTGAACGCCTCTCGCAGTTGCTTCATCTGAGCAGAAGTCAGCGCCAGATCGGTGGACATCACGCCGGAGGGCCGGTTCATCTGGCTGAAGAAAGCCAGCTGGCTGGCATTCAGCGCAACGTTGATGCCGATGGCCATCGCAGCTGCCTTGACCGGCGACTCGCCGATCAACGGATGGCGTGGAGTATGCATCCGGAAGTGAACCACTTCACGGGCCGGAACCAGCATGTCCGGAGAATTGAAAGTCTCGGCGCTGTTTACGCCGTAGAAAATTGCCTTGGTGTCTGGGTCAATGTGGATCGACCAGTTGCCACGCGGCACGCGGTGCAGCGCCGTCACGGCATTGCGATCATCGCGGACCTTCAGGCAAAGAACCTCGCCATCAAACAGCAGGCCGGCAACGACGTTATACACAAAGCCGGACCAATGCTCATATTCGTTCGGGTAACGCAGAATCCGGCTGGCCGGACTGGTTGCGCTCTTGACGTCGCCGCCATCATCGCCACGAATCAGGTGGTGCGCCGTGCACTGGCTTACCGCACGGCAATACAGCATCACGCAAGCGTAAACAATGGCGACGCCGCCCTTACCGGGCGCGTGGAGTGCACGCTGCCAACCATCGCCCAGCGGGTCGTATTGGTGCCATCCACCGCCCTCACCCATACCCATAAACGGGCCGCGATACGAACCTTCACCGTGCACAACACCGGTGCCGATGCCGAAAAACGACTTTGCCCGTTCCAATAATTTCATTGCCCGTCACCCTCGGCAATCATGTCTTTGCGCTTGTATGCGCGCTTCGGTTTTTCTACTTTATCCGCCTCAACAGAAACGGGCGCCTCGATCTCACGATACATTCCATCGGGAAGTTTCTGAATCGTGCCGGCCTCGGTCATTACATTGATTTCCTGCTGCGTGATCGGGTGAGCCATTTCACCAATCGGAGTCTTACGCAAAATCAGATAGACCATTGTTCGTTCCTTAAAAAACCTGCAGCGATCCGGAGACCGCCGCAGGTGTGACGCCTAAGTTACCAAGTAACGCCAGTGCGCTCGACAGCCGAATTCGGCCGCAGCATCGCCCAGCTGGTCGGAGCAACCATGCGGATGCCAACGCTGTAGGTCTGCCAGAGCGAACGTGCCGTGTAGCCGGTAGCGCCGGCGCCGGTCGTGCCGCTGACCATGATGCCGCCGTCAGCCGCCACTTGACCACCAGTTCCAACCGCACCAGCAGCGCCACTATTGGCTTGAGTCGGCGCGGTCGTGTCGGCATTGGCTTCCGTGACAGTTGCCACGTCAGACACGTCGAACGTCGGGCCATCAAGCGCCAGAGCCAGCGAGTCAGCATCGATCGCGATAACCACACCAGCCGGAACGTTCTGGCTGGAAACGATCTCCATGCCCAGCAAGCGGCCAGCCGCCACTTCATCACGCCACAGGAATTCTGCGAGCGAAGATTGCTGCATGGACAGCGCCAAGCGAGTGGCGTTATTCATGATCAGCACCGGGCGGGAACCCGTGCGGTTGGTCTGGAAAAAGTTCATCATCGCTTTGACGTCGATGATCACCGAAGCGTTGCCGCCAGTAGCATCGCCAGCAGCGGTGGTGATACCTTGACGCAGGCCAGCCGGACGGATGCCAGCAACAGCAGCCGAGCTCGACAGCAGCGCCGCATCAAGAACTTGGCTATACGCCTCGCTCAGAGCGGAGCGCATCAGACCTTCGATTGCCGGAACAGCACGCTCAGCCAGTTCACGAGTGAACGTGGTGATCGCCGCCAGTTTGTAGCGGTTGATCGTGGAGCTGCCGAAGCTGAACTGAGTCAGCGGGATGACGCCACCTTCACCAACCCATGCCGGTTCCGTCAGCGTTGCGCCAAGCGGATTGCGACGGGGCACAGTGATG